TCGTTACTATGCACTGTTGTGGACGAAACACAACAAGACCCCTAGCTGGTTCAAAAAGCGTCCACTTGGTGAACAGATCTTCTTGCTTGCCGCAGATCTCTGGTCTATGGAAGAGGATTCTAAGCCGCGTAGCAGTGCAGGAACTTCAGCGGCCAATACATCACACGTCAACACCATGAGTCTCCAGCAGTTTGCCAAGTTGAAGTAGCATGCCGATACAGCAAGTTTCCGCCGTAATCAACGTAATGGTGCAGGGAGCTAATCAGCTCCAGGCGCTGACGAACATGTACAATACGACGGGAAACGCTGCTCAGCAAGCTCAAAACAAGATGAACGCCGCTGGTCAGGCTATGGGGAACTCTGCAAAGCAGGCGACCGCCTTTACGGGGAGTATTGCCAAGCTGACGCAGAGTATGGTTCTCTTTAGCGTGTTGTTGCCCGTGGTCAGGCTACCTCAGACTGCCATCAGGTCTTTCCAAGATATGGTGGAGGTTGGTACTGAGTGGGAACACCAGATCCGGAGCATCAACTCCTTGCTTGGCTTGCAGGGAGATCAGTTCAATCAACTAAACAACCAGATGAAGAGTCTGGCAAACACCTATGGTCTTACAACAGACGAAGTTGGCAATGCAGGCAAGCAGATTGCCAGCACTCTAGGTGTTGTCAAGCGCAATCAAGACGGTATGACTGCGGCGGCGAAAGCCACGGACGACTACAACACGTCCATGCAGTTGATGAACGATATTGCGAAGCTCTCTGTAGCAAGCTTCGAAGACATGAACACGGTTACCGAGTCTGCCTTTACTGTTCTGGCAACGGGTAACTTCACTGTAGATCAAGCGAATAAAGCTTTCGATGAGTTATTCAAAACAGTACAGGTTGGCCGAACAACCTTCAGTCAGTTCAACCAGGATGCAGGCAAGTTCATCCCACTGGCTGAGAACTGGATTCAAGCTACTGATGATGCTGACCAGCAACTGCAACGTCTGGTTGGCACGATGGACGTATTCTCTGCTGCGAGCCAGAAGCTAGGTAGTGCTCGTGCTGCTACAGGTGTTGGACGTGTATTCCAGGCTATGGCCGGTACGTCTCAACAGCAGCAGGCATTGATTACGCAGACAGAGACCTTCAGGCGACGTAGGGGTCTGGGCGAAGAGTATAACATCACTCCCCAGGCTTTGATGTCGATCAGCGATCCTGTTGAGCAGTTCCAGCGCCTGACAAACGTTCTTGGCCCCAACAGCCCATTGGTTGACCAGTATATCAACCAGTTGCGCAACCGAGGACGCTTGACAGATGAGGGTGCATCCAGGGCCGCAGCCGCTGATCAGCTACAGAAACGATACTTCGAGCAAGTACAGGCAGTGAGAGCATTCCAGGCGGCAACGCCTGCGAGCATTGCTCAGGCTTCACGAGATAGAGCAGCTTCTGGTGGCGAGCAAGCTGCCTATGATGAAGCGATGAAGGATCCGAAGAAGGCAGCTGATAGACTCAGCAGCGCAATGGTAACACTGAAGGCTACAGTGTTCGAGAGTCTACAGTCTGACTTTCTACAGGCAAACAACGGATTCGCTACTCTGTTTGCGAACATCAATAAAAACATCACGGACAACAAGATTACAGGCTTTTTCAACACGATGGGCAGCATCTTCAAGCAGATTGGGGATGCATTCAACACATGGTATAGCACCGGAGGCAAGGCAGATATTGCTCGGTGGGGCTATACGATGGGAAGTGATCTTAGTAAGGCTTTAGACGCCTTCTTGAAAGGCGACGAGGCTGCCAATGCCTTTATAGACGCTGGCAAGACCTTTGCAGAGAAGTTTATTGAGGGAGTTAAAGATCAACTCCCTCAATTGATGTTAGACGCAGTACAGAGTAGCCTTGTAAGAGCCATCGCCACGTTTATCTTACTCAAGAAGCTGCCTGGAGTTGGGGTTGGGACTGCTGCGGCTGGCGGAGTCGCGAGTACTGCGTTTCCGACAAGTGGCGTTGCAGGGACTGCGGCTAATCTTGGTGTACTGGGACTACTTGGTCTCGTAGGCGGCAAAGCACTCTTAAGTCGTGGGCAAGCGGCTGGGACTGCTGTTCAAGGCTCTGCTGTCATGGGTCAACTTGGCGGGATCTTTCCTGGTCCAGCTCCTGTCACTGCAACAGCCCCAGGGAATCTAGCTAATCTTGTTGGTAGTCCGCAAGCTCTGGCCTCCAGAATGGGGGTTAGTGTCGCTACGGTAAACCGCTGGATAGCTGGGACACAGAAACCCTCTGCTGCTAATCAGGCTTTGTTGAACACTATTATCCCAGGGGTAGCCGCTCCGACTAGGACGCAGACGGCTCTTAGTTCAACGTTTGGCAAGGGCAATCTTGCTTTACAAGGCGGTCTTGCCGCGCTACAGGTGGCACAGGCTGTTAGTGGACCGGAGCAGGGACGCGGTAGCGCCATCGGAAGTGCTCTTGGCAGCTTGGGTGGTGGTTTGCTAGGTGCGTTCGGGGGGAGTCTCATAGCTCCCGGCCCAGGTACGTTCCTGGGTGGAGCAGCCGGAAGTATGGCTGGCGGACTACTGGGCGGTATGGCTGGTGACTGGATCCAGCAGAACCTGTTCGGGGGAAATCAGCAAGCGGCTCTTGCTGGTGGTGGAACAGGTATGGGTCCAGGCACAGAAGCTGCCGATGATCTGACCAGTATCTTCATTCTGGGCTTGAACAATAGCTCGGTAGCTAAAGACCTGGAACAGATGAACCGCAAGATGGATATCCAGGGTAAAGGTGGTATCGTAAGTGCGGCAGCCAAGCCTGGAGCTACACAGGCTGGGACTACTGGTGCTGGTCCTGGTCTTACCAATTCATTCGTAAACCAGATAACAGATGCTGGTACACTTACATCATCTCAGGCAAAGGCGGCATGCGGACCCGCAGCTGTAGACTTCTTTGTCAAGGCATATGGGCGTAACCCGACGCTGGCAGAAGCCTACACGATGGTGCAGAGTTTCCAGACTGACACTCCCATTGAGCAGCGGGGAAGCAATATCAACGCAATGGGGCAAGCCATCACGAAGCTTGGTGGTCCTGCTGCTGATGTTTACAATGGCCCGAATATTGACTGGGGTCGTCTAGCCAACAACGCTCAGGCTGGTATTCCAGGTATTGTCAATATCGGACCAAGCGGTAACTTCCCAGGCCACTTCTTCCAGATTGGTGGTTGGGATCCATCTACAAACAAGTTCAATGTTGGTGCATCTGGTACTGTGCTCGCGGGCGGAAAAGCCCAGATGACACCACAAGAGATGATGGCTCTTGGCCCTGCAATGGGAGCTATCTATGGGACAACTGCTCCCGCTGCTGGTCCTAGCGGCAAGGGTGGAGTTGATCCAGATATTCTCGCAGCCATCGGAGGCACTGAAACAGGCTCAATTGGTAAATCTAAAGGTGAGATGACTCTAGGTATTACGACTGCTGCGGCAAGTGGCAAGGGATCTAGTGGCATGCAGTGGGGGACTGATACCGCTGGAGCCGTGGCAGCTGGACAACCTGGAGCATTCTGGGCCTACAAGAATCAATCAGAAGCCGCGGATGCGTTCAAGAGCTACATTCACGCTAACATGCCGGACCTCGAACCATATCTCGGGGATAGTCAGGCATTCTTCCAGCACATGATCGATACGCAGTCTAACTACTACGTCCCAATGGCTGGCGGGAAGAGCAAGACTGCCTACTACACAGATTGGAAGAACACAGCCCTGAAGAAGACAGGGTATTACCCAGGAACAGGCAAGGGACCAGGTGTTGGAGGACTTGTAGGGGCCTCGGTTCCCTGGGGCAACATGGGTACAGGCATGGGAGCAGCAGGCGGAGGAGGAGGTGTAGTTGTCAACGGCCCGCTAATCGGCAGCGTAAATCTCAGTGGGAGCGCTACTCAGGATGATGCGGATAATCTAGCAGCTATGATCGCTGATGCACTTGAGAACCTGGTCAATACAGGTGGCGGCGGTACAGTTGGACAGAATAAGATCTTCAAGTCATGACCTGGCAGAACTATCAACGTAACTTACTTCGTGGGCCACAGCCTAGGGATGATGGCGGTGACGGCGGCGATGGTGGAGATGGTGGTGACAGCGGGGAAGATCAAGATAGTGGTCTCTACGCAGTAGAGGTAGGGACAGATGAATACTTCGACCCAACCGCTACCAGCGACTCATGGCCTGGTGTCGTTGGTCTCAACATGCGCACTCATCACTGGTGGCAGGGTGATGAAGCATGGGATACATACGAAGAACTAGGTCCAGGCGATGGCAGCGTTGATACTGGTAGCGCTGATCCTACTGCTACTGCTCCTGATGCGGCAACAGACGGTACAGATGGATCCGGAAGAGCAGTCGGTCCTAGCGGGAGGCCACTTGGCCCACTAGGTGAGCTAAACTTCGCCTACTGCGAAGAAGATGGCTACGTTGGCGACCTCATTGGCACCGAAGACAACACTATTCAGATCATTCTTCAGGGTGTGCAAGATATTGGGGACTTCTGGTTCCCAGTAAACCCTGAGGAGATTGCCTGCGACTTCGGTGAGGATAATGACTACGACACTGATGTTATCGGTGTTGGTGAGATCGTTATTCCTGGTACATCTAAGCTAGAGTCTGTAGGTTGGAGTAGTTTCCTCCCAAATCAGTACGACGCTGGCTATGTAAGCATTCCAGCTGGCTTGATGCATGAGCCGAACTATGCTATGCAGAAGCTGATTGAGACCAAACGGCAGCGGTCGGTCTGCTTCCTAGTTATCGGCGGCACACCCTGGAATGACTACGTAGTTATCAAGAGTCTCAAGTGGTCGGCAAAGGCTGGCGAGCCTAATGATATCTACTACGATATAGAGTTCAAGCGATACCGTGATGTCAGTATCCAGACGGTAGAAGTGCCCGGAGCAGGGGTTGAAGATCCTCGTGATGCTCCTACCACACAGCCAGCTAAGAAAACTCAGGGCGATGGCAGTGGGGTAATTCCCACTGATAGTAACCCTGATGGCAATGACGGCACCAATGATCAGCATGTAGATGTCAATGCAGACCCTACTACCCAGAGTACCGGAACGCCTGCCCCCACAGTTACAGACAGTCTGGGTAGACTCGGTAGTGTGGGCAGTAGCCAGCTTGTTCAAGAAAATTATCCCGTAGGCTACAACCAGTCTCTAGAAGGTGTGTACGAAGATCTGAAGCGGCAAGGCTTCGGGGCGTACAATACTTTGGAAAGTCTGGCCTCGGATAACAAAGATAGTCCGACCACATTTCTTGTCTCCACTGGTTCGGCAGCTGATAGAAAGCCCACAGTTGGTGCCTATGCGACCAATGAGCCACTGCCAGTTGGAACATTTATCAAATACTGGAAGACTATCAAGGTCTATGTACCACCAGTTACTGATAAGTCGCCAGGATCTGCTGCGGCGATTGCTTCGGGTGGTCCAGCTGTAACAGCTGCTCCTGGTAGTCCAGCGGCGGCTCTTCTTGCGGGACAATGGCCTTGGAATCCAGATCAGCCACAAACTGGTGGAGGTTCTGGGAGTGGTGGCGGCAGAGGAGGATTTGGCTGATGCCTCAAACATACAGTATCCATGATCTTATGCTCAGCCGCGCTAGTGGCGCGAATGCGTATGGTGGCGGCGGCAAAGATGGCGGGTTCATCAACCTTAGCTCGTACCAGATACTGATCAGTGATCCACATAGCGGACAAGGCTATGATGTAACTCCACTGTGTACGAGCTTGCAGTGGGATTACGATCTCGATCAGGCTAGCGAGAAGTATACGCTTACACTGGTCAAGGTGTCAGGCATTGTAACGCTGATCAAGCCACTGAACCAGTTGATAATCAAGGCTATCTTACTAGATGCTGCCAACGGTATCAGTTCGGATATGCAGAACTTGAAGTTTGGTATCGTGATTGATACTTCACTCGAGGATACTGCCCGAGGTACTGTGACCATCACTGCCTATGATATCATGTGGTACCTGACAGCGAACAAGGCTAGCCACATTCTTCAGCCTCACGAAACAGCTACGCACTTCATCAACAGAACAGCTGCTCTGTATGGTATCCCTCTAGGTACGGTGGAAGATACCGTAGTCGAGCTAGGTGGTGAAAGTGGCGATGTGTGGCTGGAGCAGACGATATGGAATATGTGGGTTACAGCCTTGAGCCTTACCAGGGACGTAGCTTACTCGAATAAGATCCTTGATGCAGGATCGGATCCATCTACTGAAGACCCTGTTGCTCCTGAAGACAAAGGTAGCAGGTATTATCTTAGGACAACTTTCGACAAAGTGAATCTGCTGCGCAAGAAAGATCCACTTATGGCTTGGAAGTTTGAAACAGGCAACATCTTCAGTGCCAGTTCTGCATGGACAGCATCTAACTATAGAAACGTGGTGAGAGTCTACAAGCGCCAGAGCTTTGATCAGAGTAGTACAGACGTTGCTGATAACATTGACATCACGGATGACGGTGATCCACTGGCGTATGGGCAATACCCTAAGGATCCAGTCAACGATCCTCAAGTGAAGAAGTACGGCATGCTCTCGGAGGCTGTGTCGCTTGCAGGCGCTAGCGATCCATCGCTTATGGAGCCAGATAACCCTGCACAGGCAGATTACCAGGCCAGAGAACTGTGGGTACGTCTGAGCAGGATTCTGCAGACGTCGACCATTAGCACTATCAATATCAATACGCTTGGCCCAGGCGACCCTGTGTACATCAGCGAGCCAATTACTGGCATGAACTCTAAGTTCTATGTCAAAAGCGGTAGCCACAAAGTGAGTGCGCAGGGTGCTATCATGACCCTTACACTCAACGTTCTGGATATGCTGCCAGAGGCGTACAAGAATCAGGCTGAGAGTACGACACCACTGTTCGGAGGCGTGGCATAGTGCCGACGATTGATGGTAGGGTACGCCTCTACAGGGTTATACAGGCGATAGCTGGTGGGCTAGATCGACATAATGGTCTCAAGGGCATTGGGGCTATCGTACTGTTCGGTAATGTCATCACCCCACAGCCAGATCTCAAAGTGACGCTTGAGGGTGTTGCCCAACTTGAGGGATCAGACGTACTGTACTTGACTACCAATAATCTACTTATTCCTGATGATATTCGCTTGAGCAAGGGTGATAGAATTGTTCTAATGCCCGTACAGGCTGACAACGCCACACGGTTCCTGGTCCAATGCAAGATAAGGACCACCGATATTCAACCTGTTGATAATACCCGAATGGGTTACAACGGTGATTTGACTACGGAAGATAACTTTGTAGGCGTCGAAGTGCAGGTAACGGGCGAGAATGAGAATCACGATAGTGTGGTGAATATCAAGGGCGACACTATCAACATTATCTCGCACGGTGCCAACGTGATTATTGATGGCTTGAGATTCAGCGCTCATGTCCATCATGTTGGCGGCACAAACAGTGATAGTGGAGCTCCACACTGATGGTTACGCTAGTCCCTGGGGCCAACGTTCCGGCTATTACGCCGACTACCCGCAATACTTCGGTCAAGCCGCTTGTATGGGGCATCGGGCCACAGTACAGCTACGAACACAATGATTTCTTGTTCAATAACTCGAACGATATCATGGTGAGCGATGAAGCTGTGCAGCTAAGCCAGTGGATAACCAACGCTCTCATCACCACACGACTACGTTACTATATCCACGGTACGCAATTCGGCTCAGACTTTGACTTGATTCAAGCCAGGAACTATCCTCGTAACGTTGTGAAGAACATGGCTGAGAGTTACGTCAAGCAAGCTCTTTCGACAGACCCACGCATCAAATCAATCACCAGTGTGGAAGCAGCGGTCTACCTGAAGAGTCTTGTGGTTGCCATCATATTCGTCACAGCGACGGGATATCAGAAACAGTTTCAGATCCAGTGGAGTGTGCCGTGACGCTTGGTATTATCAGTGTGACGCCAGCGTATGGGATAGCGACCCAGGATGTAACTATCGAAATTCTGGGTCAAGATTTCAACCCTAGTAGCCACGTCAGAATGGTAACCCCAAGTGATCCGCCTGTACTGTTTCCGTTGACGGGCGTAATATATCTCTCTCCAGGCATTCTGCATGTGCTTGTCCCAGCTGGAGCTCTGCCCATTGGGATATACGATATCACTGTAGATAACGGCAACAACGTCACTGCGAATCTGCCACAGGTGTATAGAGCGGATGTAGAGCTCATAGACCCCTACGGTAGCCAAACCCTGCCCGTATTGCAAGATAGGGTACGCAGCCGCTTCCACGACGCGCCTAATGGCAAACCGTACGATCTGCGGGTGGGCAGCGTTATTAGCGACATGGTGGATGCTCCGCTGCCAGAGTTTGAGATCCTGTACAACCGTCTAGGTAGAGTACTGAAGCAGGGTTTCGCGCAGTACATGGGCGGAGCGTATTTGGATCTACGCTGCGAAGAGCATGGTGTCTTGCGTAAGCCAGCCACGTATGCTACGGGGATAATACAGACAATTGCTCCCGTGGGCACGGTCTTGCCAATCAACATGACCTTCAGCACGACGACACAACCCAATGTTGGTCAGCCTGCTGTGAGATTCACCAGCACGGAGATAGCTACAAAGATTCAAAAGGCTATTGTGGGCGGAGTAGTGACTAGCGCAACTCCATCTACACTTACAGACACCCACTTGAATCTTGTGACGAATGAGTGGTCTGGTGGTTATGTCTGGATCAATGCTGGAACAGCCAAAGGGCAGGCCAGGAAGATTCTCTCGAATACCCAGACAACAATTACTGTCAACCCTTGGGATACCGGCATTCTACCAGATGTTACCAGTGGATATGAGTTCTTCAGCGGGGTTGATATCATTGCAGACCTGCCTGGGTCTGCGGGCAACGTAGCCGCTGGCGCAGTCAACATCATGACCAGCAGAACCCTGTTTATCACAGGAATCACAAACCCTGTTGATATCGGTGGTGGGTTCTCGGCAGAGAGTGATGCACAACTGCTTTCAAGGTTCCTGCTGACAGTTAGAAGCCCATCTAGCGGCGGGAACGTTGCTGATTATAAACGATGGGCGCGTGAGGCTCCTAACACCAGTATTGGAGACGTGAGTGTTGTTCCATTGTGGCAAGGTAATGGGACAGTGCAGGTTGTGATCATGAACGCAGATGGTACCATCCCGAATACGGCTACCATCAACGCTGTTCAGCAGTTCATAGATCCAAATGCAGCTGGAATGGGCGGAGGCGTAGCCCCCATTGGAGCCAAGGTCACGGTTCAGGCAGCTGCGACGGTAGCTGTTGATGTAAGCGTCAAGCTATTCATCACTCCTGGCTACAATGCGACAAGCGTGATCAACGAGGTTGCTGCGGCTATCAGTAACTACCTGTTCGAGCTAGCTGTAGGAGATGATGTTATCTTCACGCAGGTGCAGCACGAGATACTGTATGATCCTGCAGAGCCAGCATATTATCGGGCAGGCGTACAGGACTATGATATCTTGAGTGCAGGGTACGGTATCAAGCTTAGCAGTAGCGGTACGTGGACGCAAGCCAATATCGTCATACCTGGGAACCAGACAGTGATCCCGGGAACCATAACGGTGACTACGTAGGAGAAACTGATGGCTGGATTGAGTATCTTCCCAGGTGGTGTCGACAACATAGCCGACAACGTTACAAACGCGACACAACAAGCTAATCTACATCCTAGTCTGCACAACCAGTTGACTGATGGATTGCTAGCTGTTCAAACATCTTTGCTGCCTGGTGGCGGATTGAGTATGGCCGACCATCTGTCAGCTGCTGATCCACATCCACAGTACCTGACGCAAGCAAGGGGTGATGCTCGGTACACCCCAGGAGCTATTACACAAACTCAGGCAGATGCACGCTATCTACAGTTAGCTGGTGGGACGCTAACTGGTCCATTGACTCTTAGTGGTGCTCCTACTCAGAACCTGCATGCTGCGAGTAAGGCGTATGTAGATACTACGGTCCAGGGCTATCTTACTCAGGCGCAAGGTGATGCGAGATACGCTCCTATCGTAGGTGGTGGGTATCTAACTCAAGCAGCTGGGGACACACGCTATCTTCAGCTTTCAGGTGGTACACTTCAGGGTGGTCTAGGATTTGGGCCTGATAACTCAATCGACATTGGCAACCCCAACCGACCTCGTAGTGTCTACGTAGGCACCAGTGTTGTAACTCCAGCTATTGACTCACAGGGCGTTGCTTTGACTA